CCGAGGAAGTCGGCGCTCGCGCTCATGTCGATGGTGCGTGCCTCGACGTTCATGTCTGTTTCCTTCTGAAATGGTTTGCTCGCAGCCCGGGCGGACTGCGGTCGAGCGATCTGCTATGCGAGCCGGATCAATTCGGCTCGATCAGGCCCTGCGCGGCGAGCTGCACCTTGGCGGTGAGGCGCTGCGCGATGTTCATGCCGGCGGCGGTGAAGGCCTTGTCGAGCATCGCGGTGTCGAGCTTTTTGCCTTCCTCGGGTGCGGTGACGCCCGCCTTGGCGAGCAGCGCCTGCACCTCCGGGGCGATCGTCTTGCGGGTCGGCTCGGCCGCGGCCTTGAACGATGCGGCCTTGACGTCCTTGACCAGCGTGGACAGATCGGCGAGCGAGGCGCTCATCGTTTCGAGCTGCTTGGTCAGCGCATCGACGCGCGGGTCGGCCTGGGGCGCGCTGCCTGCGGCCATCGCATAGTACGAATACGCCGAAGGCATGCGACCGAGATGGCTTTCCGCTTCCATGTGGTCTGCCATCTTGCGCAGCAGGGCCGCGTGACCGGCGCTCGCGTCGGTGCCGATGCCGGCGGCTTCCATGTTGGCCGCGCACTGGCGCATGGCATCGGCATGGGGCTTGACCAGATGATTGACCGACGCGGCAGTGACCTGGGTCTTTTTGACCTCGGCCACTTCCTTGCCGATGGTCTCGACACTCGCGGCGAGTTTGGTGATCGCATCCTGCAGATCCTTGAGTTCCATTTGTTCGCGTTCCTTTTCGCTGTCGCGCGCGCTTTTAGCGCTGAGCGACGTGGTGGTGTATGCGGCCTTGTCCTTCTGCAGAACTGCCGCGCCCGTGAAGGCAAGCGATTCGACCACTAGCGGGTCATCATCCAGCGAGCGCACGCGGGCTTCAGCTTCATAGGAGAAGCCAAGCGACCCTTTGGCGCCTTGAATGGCCTTGACCTGCATTGGGAAGTCACCGCCCCAAAAAAACCCGGAGATGTGGACCGCGCTGCCCTCGATCCACGCCTCGGTGATGAGACCGATTTTCTGCTGCGGGTCGTGCCCGTCCAGATGATCGGTAAAGTCGACTGCCATGCCGAGGAGCGTGTGCAGCGCCTCCTCGGCAACCTCTTTCGGGATGTAGACGTGTTTGTTGTCAGTGCCGCCCACCGGGTTGTCGGAGGGCTCGTCGACGCGCGTGAGGATCCCCGAGAAGGGCACCTTGTTCGGATGCCCAGGCGTCTCGGGCATCATGATTGCCATGGCATCGATGCGCATGCCCTTGAGCGTGTGCCAGCCCGACGTGTCGACGCCGAGCTCTTTGGCCTTCCTCAAGATGTGCGCGCGAGCGGCTTTGCGCTCCGCATCGCTCAGGCCCTTGGTCTTGTCGACCATATCCCAGGCCATTTTGACGTGCGTGCGGTCGTGAATCGGCAAAGCGCGCTTTCCTGGGACCGCGAACTGATCAGAGCCCAGCGCGTCGCGCTGTTCTTTGGTCAATGCCATGACGTATGGATTCCTTTCGATTACAGGAGGGCGGCGATCTTGAACAGCAACGCCTTCGCCTCGTCGCCCACGTATTTCGCGGCATGCTCCAGCTTCTGAGCGAGCTCGTGCATGTGCAGATGGACCCCTTCGAGCGCCCCGTGCTCGGCGATCGCGCCAGCCTCGCGTGCCGCGCGCATCGCGGCGGCGACCTCACCGCGCAGGCCTTCGACCGGAGCCACGACGTAGTCGGGCGCGGTCGCAGGCTCGGCTGTCGGCGCGGGGTTCGCCGCCGGTGCCGGAGCGTTGACCTGCGCGATTGGATCTGCCGCCTTGGTGTCGGCGGCCTTCTTGTCTTCTGCCATGGGGATCTCTCCTGATCGGTCGTTGAGGGATTACTTCGTGCGCACGATGAAGCAGTCGAACGTGCCCGATGCAAGCGTGTTGGCCGCCAAGCGCGGGGTCAGCGTGACGCGGAAGCTGCTGGCCGTGTGCTGATCGGTGAAGGCGACCGCATCCTGATGCGGGTCGACGAAGACGGCGTAGATGCCGTCCGCAGGCAGGCCCGCGACCGTGACGGTCGTCTGCACCGCCGTGCCAGCGCCACCGCCGGCGGCGTTGGTCGTGCCCAGGACCGCGCCCAGGGCGATACGATCGGACTTGAACACGCCGGCACCGATCACTTCTGCGCTGTGAACCACAATGTTCGCCATGCCATTTCTCCTTTAAGCCGCGTCGAGCAGCATTAACAAGTCTTCGAGATCCACATCGATGTGCGAGGCCTTGAGCGAGGCGCTCTGATGCCCCTGCGAGCTCGTGGCCGTCCCGGTCACTGCCGGCGTATACGTGCCCGCCCCGCCCGCCTCCTGACCGCGCTGCAGGCCGCCACCGAAGCCGAAGGTGACCTCGCGATACCAGTAGCCCGAGCCGGCGCTCGATTGATCGCCCTGCCCCGAGCTCGCGGCGCCGGTGACCTTCTGATCGGTCGGCGAGCCCTGCTTGAACTTGATGCGCCGACCAAGGATCAGTGGTCGGCCACCGCCTTGCTGCGGCGCCTGCGACTGCGCGACGGTGCCGCTGCCGCTGGTGCTGTTGGCGTTGCCCGAGCTGCCCAGGCCGCCGATCGCGATCTCGATCGAGCCCGGCAGGCGCAGCCGCTGGAACTGCGTGGCGCGGAAGCGACCGATGAAGTGCGGCGTGGCCTCGGCCGGCTGCACGACCGCTGCGGGCACATCGGTCGCGGCGCTGAAGATCCAGCGCTGCGCGTAGCGCGTGGCCGTGAAACGGCCCACGAAGTGCGGGTTGGCCTCCACGACGGCCGCCGCTGCCGGCGCGTCGTTGCCCTGGCTGTTGAGCAGGAAGCGGGCATAGCGCGTCGGTGCGAAGCGCCCGACGAAGTGCGTATTCGTCTCGGCGACGATGACCGCCGCCACATCGCCGTTGTCGCTGGCGATCGGAGCCAAACGCCGGAACTGCGTCGGCAGGAAGCGCGCGACGAAGTGCGGGTTGGTCTCGACCGCTGGAGCTGCCGGCGGAAGATCCGCGGTATCGCGCGTGATCGCCGGCAGGCGCCGGAACGTCGTCGGCGTGAAGCGCCCGAGGAAATGAACGTTCGTCTCGGGCTGCTGCGGCAGCGTGATGTCCGACGGGTCGGTCGCGATCGCCAGCCGGCGGAACATCGTGGGCCGGTAGCGCCCGAGAAAGTGCACATTGGTCTCGGGCTGCTGCGGCAACGTCACATCGGCGTTGTCGCTGGAAATCGCCGGCAGGCGCCGGAATACGGTCGGCGCAAACTTGCCGACAAAGTGCGTGTTGGTCTCGACGACCGGCGCGACGAATAGATCAGCGTTCGAGCTGATGATCGGCGCGAGCCGGCGGAACATCGTGGGCGCGAATTTGCCCACGAAGTGCACGTTCGTCTCGACGACCGGCGGTGCCACGAACGCATCGGCGTTGTCGCTGGTGACCGGCAGCCGCCGACGGAAGATCGTCGGAGCGAACTTGCCCAGGAAATGGGTGTTCGCCTCAGGCTGCGGCGCCGGCGGTGCTGCCGATACGCCGGGATCGGTCGAGCTCAGGTAATACAGGCGCGCCGCTGCCATGGAAGGCATCGGCACGTCGAATGCATAGACGAACAGATCCGCGCTGTCGGCCGACTCGGTTTCGAGCTGCAGATACGGGATGCCCGGATCCTTCTGGTTCCTGTTGAGGGACCAATAGCCCTGCGGGCCGTAGCCCCGCGGCCCGTAGGGCGACTGCATAGCGGTCTCCTGTTAAGCCGCCGAGGTCAGATAGATCTGTCCGGTGTACGTCGTGGCCGTGGTCGAGGGCTTGTTGAGCTCCAGCAGCGAGAGGCACGCGTTGTCGAAGATGCGCGGCGTGAGCTGGCGGTTGGTGAGCCAGTCGAACGGCGTGACCATGTTGGCCAGCGGGAATGCCATGACGCCGATCGGGTGTCCGATCACGAAGTTGATCACGCCGGTGGAAACCGCCGCCGAGCATTGCATCTGCGTGAGCGCGAGGATCCCCTGATCGCCGGCGGCGAGCGGACAGAACCACTGCCCGGCCGGCATGTCCAGCCGGTCGACGATGGCGCCCGAGTTGCCGGTGACCGATGGCAGCGTCTGCGACGTGGTGCCCGCGTCGTTGGTGTAGAGGCAAACCGTCCAGTTGTGCGCCGTGGCCGCCAGCGCCGTGCCGCCGACCTCGATGAAGAGAAAATTTCCAGATGCCGAGTCGGCGTTGCCGCGCGTGGTGTTCTGGTAACGGCTCGGCGTGCCGGTGACCGCTTCGGCCGTCGTGCTGTTCATGGTCTTGAGCACGTCGAAGATGCGGTCGTAGAGCATGAGCGCGTTGCCGACCACGCTGGCGCCCGCGTCGGCGCCAGTCAGATGCATCGTGCCGCTCGATGGGTTGTTGTAGGGCAGCGCGCCGGTGGTCGCGCTCGTGGGCGCCCGGCCGCCTGGAGCCGCGCTCGGGGCCGAGCCGGCGGCCGGCGTGTTTCCCAGGCGCCATAGCGTGCTGGTGACGTTGGCAACGCCGGTCGGGCCGCTCTTGTTGAACTGCAGAATCTGTCCAAAGCCACTCGATGCGCGGCTGACCGCGTCCGAAATGCTCGCAAAGCCTACGCCGAGCTCGCCATGACGAACGCGTGCGGCGCGCTTGAGCGATTGCTTCACGTGGAACGCAAGCGAGTCGAGCGCACTGAAGTAGCCGCCTCGGTTGATCTCGCCCACGAAGTCACCGTCGCCGCAAACGCGCACGCTGCCGGGCACGTCGAGCAGATGAATCGGCGGCCCGTACCAACCGCGCATGCGATCGCTGAGCTCCTGCACGCGATCGGCGCCGAGCCAGCGCTCCAGGCGATCGGAATGGGTCGAGCGCATTTACTGCCCCCTCAGCGCGGTCTCGGGCACTTCGATGCACCCGGGCGGCGCGCCGTTGTTCGCGACGCACTCGTCGCAGATATAGAACACGTGCGGGAACGCCTCGGCGGTGACCAGACCGCCGGGGCCGCCGCAGTTGGCGCAGAAGCAGCGCTCCATGAGCTGCCCTTTGTGCATGACGGTGCCCCGCATCCGCAGGCGGGAATCCGGGAGCCCCTCTTCGAGCTCCCGATCCCAATAGCGCGAATTCGGGTTGTAGATCGGCAACGGCATATAGGATTAGCCCTCGGAGAACTCGATCGTCAGATCGCCCGGCACCGAGGCAGCCGAGGCGATCGAGACGAACTCGATGTCGACCGGGTTGGTTGCGTTGGGCGACATGGCGAAGGCGCCGGCGGGCTCGGGAGGCACCCATCCGCCCATGCCGCCGGTCTGCGCGAAGCCGATCGTCAAACGCTTGACCAGCGTGCCGCCGACGGTGATCGCCGTGCCGTCGTTGAAGAACGTGGTCTGCGCGGCGAAGGCCGGGCGCGCGTATTTCGCCGCCGGCGTGCTGGCAGTGCCGCCCGAGGCGCTCGTGCCGGTGTTGGTCTTCACGCGAAGCTGCGCGCCGCCAGCGGTCGACATGCGCGCGTTCGGATAGATCCCGGTGATCTTCGCCGACTCTTGGTTCGCCACCGTCTTCGCATACATGTGCGTGGATTCGGTGTTGAGCGTCCCGTTGGTGGTGAAGGCGTAGTTGACGTCGTAATAGAACGGCACTTTTCATGCTCCTTTCATAAAGAAATCATCGCCAGATGGCGCGTTGACGGCGCACAAACGTGTTGCCGGCGTTGGGTATCGGGCTCAGCGAGCTCGGCTGCACCTGGGGTTCCATGAGGGCGATGGTCACTTCAGCCACATCGGACAGCGACGCCGAGGCGTTGCCGAAAGCGCCGGGCACCTCGGTGCCTGCCGCGGTCAACGCCTTCTCGGCCACGCACAAGTCATTGCCGACTGATCCGCCGTTCTCGCGAATCGTGTACCCGGATGGCGCCGACCAGACCGCCCCGCTCGATCCGGCCCATCCCATGCCGAAGGCCACCGCGAGACAGTTGGGCACGCTTGTGCGCACCGACGGGCACTTCGGCGCGCACGGGTTGATCTGGCGCGTCGGGTTGTTCGCGATGCAATTCCACGGCAGCCCGTTGGTCTCGCAGCCGGTCCACGTGAGGCAGGAATATTCCCAATAGGTAACCGCGCCGCCGAGCGTTATCGTCAGATTGGGGGCGCTCGAACTCGCACGGCGCTGCCAGTACAGATAGACGTTTGCCAAAGCTCCGGAGAACGATCGCAACAGCGACCAGCCCGGAAACGCAATGATGTTCGTGACCGGGTTGTGCACGATCCACGCGAACATGATGTCGTTCGCGCTGCCGGTCGGATCGGTCATCGTGATCGACGACCCGCTCGTGGCATTGGCCCGGGTCTTCGCGCCGAAGACGGGAACGGCCACGGCTTAGAGCCCCGTCGCGCTCTTCGCGACCGTGTGCGTGAAGCTGCTCATGCCGACCTGTCCGCCCTGCTGGATTTGCACCGTCGAGAGCTCGATGTTGTTGCTCGAGCCCACGGGGCCGACGTTGCCGTCCATGACCGGCGTGGCATGGTCTGACTGCAGCGCGCGATACCACGAGGCCTGCCCAGCGCGAATCGCAATTCCCGGCGTCATGGCGTTGAAGGTGAGCGTGCCGTTGCTTGCCGAGGGCGCCGAGGTCGCCGCGAAGCGCAGCTCCACGAGCAGGTTCTGCGTGGTGACCGCGGTGTCGCCGTCTGCCGGCTGCGCGCCGTCATAGATCTGCAGGTAGCCGTTGTCGAGCGCGCGTGCGAGCCCGTTGGCCTCGGCGTTGACCGCCGCGGTCGCCATTTGCGTGTTCTTGGCCATGGTTTATTCCGGGTCTGAGGCGGCGATGCCGCTCGACTCTTCAGTGATCTGCGCGAACATCTCGCCGTTTGGCAGGCGCTTGCCCTGCAGCGTCTTGGTGGTTTTCTTCGCCGGCAGCTTGGCCTCGACCGTGATGCCGCCGAGGTTGATGTTGATCGGCGGCAGATCCGCGCTCGCATCCTGCTTGGCTTTCTTCGGCGCCGGCGCCTTGCCAGCCGGGCCGTTCGGATCCACGGGCGCCGGATCGTTGGGTCCGCGCTTCTCCGCGATCGCGAGCTGCACGTCGGCGTAGTTGAGATCCGCCCATTCGCTATCGGATGGCTGCAGGCCGAGCTTCTCGCGCTGCTCGTTGGGTGTAAGCACGTTGTTTTCGTAATAGAGCTCGAAGATCTCGGCGGTTGCCTTTTCGTCGTCGCGATCGATGCCCACGAAGCGAAACTCGATCTGCGAGAAGCCGAGCAGGCCGTGAATGGTCTCGCGGTTCAAGTGCGCCTCGATGAGCGAGGCATAGGGCTTGATCGCGTGATCCCAATCGCGATCCTCGGCCGTCTCCGACGTGTTGCGGTTGACGTCGGCCTCCACGCCGAGGTTCTGCGGCGAGATGTCGAAGGCCGCCGCGAGCGTGCGGATCAGGAACTCCTGATACTCCAGATACAGCGCCCGGTCATCGGCCCCGCGCAGCTTGAGCACGTTGACCGCGTCCTTCTCGGGCACCCCGATCATGGGCGTCTGACCCTGGCCCTCGATCTCGTTGCGCCAATACTGCTGAAAGGCGCGCATCTTGTCGGCGTCATAGCCCATGGCCGTTATCAGGTTCTCGGGCTGCGCGTTGCTTGTCACATTGCCCGCGTACTCCGCGACCCCGAGCATGCGCGAGACGGTGTTAAAGGCGATCTCCAGCGGGCTCACGCCGTAGGGAGATGCTGTGTTCGGGTTGGGCCTGATGTAGATGATCTCGTCGTTGCGCAGATGAATGCCGGTCGCGCCGCCGTAGTTGCCATAGCCGATCGTCTGCAGATAGCGCGCCTCGTTGCGACCGCCCTGCCACAGCGGATAGATCTGGATGCTCTGCGCATCGACCGGGTAGAGCCACAGCGGGCGCACCATATCACCGCCGATCTGCTGCTCGATCACACCAGCGCCAGCGACGAGCAGATCCTCGATCACCTGCTCGATGAGCGTGCGGAACGAGTCATCGTTGTTCGGATTCTCGAAGCACTCCTCGACGAGCTCGCACTGCGCGAGCAGCTCGCGCGAGGGCTTGGCGTCCTCGATCGGAACGATCTCCCAATCGAGCTGCGCGATCGGGTTCTTGATCGTATTGATCGCGCGGCGCGCATGCGGCGTGTGCGAGAAAAAGCGCAGCGTCGGCGGCGTGGGCCGGAACAGCGGCTGCCGGCGCCCCCAGGCGTGCGGGTTGGCCCCGAGCGCGCGCGGGAAGACATCGGTGCTGCGCTCGGGCACGTGCCGACGCCGGCCCGCGAACAGCGCGCGCAGGTTGTCCCAAAAGGGCATGTCGCGTTATCCCGGGTAGGAAACGAGACAGTGACCGGACTTCGTCACCGTCTCGCCGCCGCTGGTGACCACTGTGCAGGAGAACTTGTAGGTGACCCCTGGCAAGCCGCCGCCGACGAGCTGGTGCACGTAGGCGCCATCGATCTTGGTAGGCCCCTGCGGCATCGTGGCCGCAGCCGGATCCACGCCCGAGAGCACGGTGACCGTCCACGTGGCCGATGCGATGGTCTCGCCGAGCTCCAGATCCTCGGCGAAGGCGAAGCTGAAGCGCTCGGTGTCTCCGACGAATTTGGGGGTGAAGTCTGCGATCTCTCGCAGCCAGGGCCGGCTATCAGGCGCGCCGAGCGTGCGCACTTTTTGTTGGATCACGGGTGCTTGTACCTGCGTCGCTGGTGTTTGTTGGATGACGTATGCACCGCCTTGGCCCGAGATCCCGAGGGATCCGCCCAGGCCGCGCGCGCCGCCGCTGGTGTGAGCTGCGCCCACACCCGACAGGCCGATCGAGCCGCTGCCGCTGCCCGTGCGCTGCTGGCCGATGAGCGTGCCGTGCGCGCTGCCGGCGAGCCCAATCGAGCTCGAACCGCTGGCGCGCAGCACACGGCGCGCAACCGCGCTGCCGCTGATCCCGATCGCGCCCGAGGAGGTCGCGAGCGAGACTTTCGTGACGCGCGTGGCCGCGCCGGTACCGCTCAGTCCAATGGAGCCCGAGCCGCTCGCGCCGCCGCGCGAGATGCGCGTTGCCGAGCCGCTGCCAGAAAGCGCCAGGGCGCCCGTCGCGCGTCCGAAGTGCGGCGCCACAGCGGTGGCTGCGCCGGTGCCCGAAAACGCCACAGCGCCCGATCCTGCGGCTGAGGCGACGAGTTTCGCGTTGCCGGTTCCGGAGACGCCGATCACGCCCGAACCGCGCGAAGAGAGGACGCGGCGCACGGTGGCGCTGCCCGACAGCGCGAGCGAGCCCGCCGAACCGGACGCCCCGAGAATGCTCACGGCCTGCGCGCTGCCGGTACCCGATAGGCCCAGACCGCCCGAGCTGGTGGCCACGACGTTGCCCTGGCGCACGGCCGAGCCGCTGCCGGACAGGCCGATTCCACCGCCCGAGCTCGATGCCCGCGCCACGCGAGAGCCGGCGCCGTTGCCGGATAGCCCAAGCGCGCCGGCGCCATTGCCGACGAGCTTGCGCACCGCTGCCGCTCCCGAGCCCGAGAGCGCCATGCTGCCGGCGCCGTTGATCGCGCGCCGCACGAGCTTGGCGCTGCCGGTGCCGGAAAACACGATCAGGCCCGCGCGGGTGAGCACATCCTGACCACCAATGCCGGCGTGCACGAGCTTGCCGGCGCCAGAGCCGACAAACTGCAGCGATCCGCTGCCGCCGCCATGCTTGGGCCCGATCATCGTGCCCGAGCCATTACCCGACAGCCCGATGAACCCTTCAGCGAGGCTCGGGCCGCCAGCATCGCCGACGACGAGATAGCCCTGCCCGGTACCGGAGAGCCCGAGCGAGCTGGCGCTGTTGCCCCCGGCGATCTGCGTGTTGCTCACGGCGAGGCCTCGATAGGCGAATGCGTTCTGCTGCCGATCGGCGCCGAAGATGGCGCCATCGGCGAGCGGAGGCTGATACAGCGCAGCCATGGCGATCGCAACCTGCGAGGCGCGCACATTGCGCCCGAGCTGCGACTGCGCGACCACGTTGCGATAGGCGAACGTGACTTGCTGACGATCGAAGTTGCTGATCGTGCCGTCGGGCAGCGGCGGCTGCAGCATGGTCGGCTGCGCGATGTGCACCTGCGAGGCGCGCTTGTCGCGTGCCCCGAAGTTGACCGGGACCAGTCCGCTATAAGAGAAGCTGACCTGTTCCCGGTCGGGCGCGGTGATCGAGCCGTCGGCAAGCGGCGGCTGCAGGAGAACCGCGAGAGCGAAGCCGAGGGCCGACGCGCGCTTATTCCGCGTGTCGATTGCCATCGGCTATCAGCTCCAGCGACCGCGAGTGTAGGTGGTCCCGTCGTCGCTGTGCGCGGCGGTGGCGAGGTTGCCGCTGTCGGCGTTGTTGCGCAGGGTCTGCGTGGTCGAGGTCTGGGTGATCTTGTTGCGCCCCAGGGCCAAGAGCCACGCGATCGCCGTGCGGATCGTGCCGGTCGAGAAGTCAGGCACCGACGCGGGCTCGGCCATGGTGACCGCGTCCAGGCCGTTGGGTGCCACCGTGACGCGCGCAGCGGCATCGCCCAGCGGCAGGCCGTTGTTCGCACCGGCCACAGCGTTGGGCAGCGCGGTCATGCCAAAACGCACGGCATCCTGATTGTCGACCGCAGTGAGCTCGATCTCGATCGGCGGGCAGAGCATGTTCGCCGCGCCCTTCAGATACACGACCACGCTCTTGGCGCCGGACGCGAAGGCCGCGTCGGGAATGTGCAGCTCATAGATGCCGGGCATGTTCGTGCTGTCGACCTCTTTGAAGCCGCCCGTGGCGAACGTGCCCAGCGTGGGGATCGTCGCCAGCGTGATCGCCACCGAGCCCGAGGCGGTGTCGCGCTTGTAATAGGCCGTCAGGCCGCTGGTGTTGAACAGCAGGCCGGTCAGCTTGGCGCCCACCGTCGACGAGGAATCATCGATCGAGATCAGAAAGATGTTCGAGGTCGATCCGGCTTTGCGTGATGCTTTTGCCATGGGTTCACCTTCTCAAAATGAAAAAGGCGCTCAGATCGAGCGCCTTTCGTGGTTCGATTCGCTGGCCCTAGCCGGCCATGCCGCCGGTGAGCTCCTGCATGCCCCCGGCCATGCCACCGCGCCAGCGGAAGCTGCCGGTGCCGCCGCTGACGACATCTTCGATGATGTCCATGTAGCCGGCATAAAGGATGTTCGGGTTCTTCGTCCATGTCGTCGCCTCGCCGGGCGAGAGCATGCGATTCCAAATGCACACGTTCCAGATGTTGCCGAAGGCCTGCAGCGAGGCGTTGTTGCGGCTGAGCAGGTAGAGCGAGTCGCTGCCGAAGTTGCCGCCCAGGTGCGTGGTGTCGACCTGAAACGCCGGCGCGCTCGTGACCAAGCGCCCATCAACGTAGGACTCGAACAGCTTGCCGGTCGCCGCCCCACTGAATTGCAGCAGCGTGTGATGCACGACGCCTTGCAGCGGGCGTGCGAATTTGTAGTTGCTCGGGCCCTGGCCGCTGAGAACGAAGTTGGCGATGACCTGGCCGGTGTTGGAGTCGTCGGGGAAGACGTACCAGCCCGGGTTGAGGTTGGAATTCGCCGAGAACTCCATGAGGAGCCCCCGATCGCTCACATACGAATCCCAATACCATGAGAAGCCCAGAGCAATGACCGCTCCGGTCTGCGACAGATCGAGTGCGATCGATGCGCCGCCGCCGCCATTGCCGCGCAGCGACACGTCCTGATAGAGCGTCGCAAACGAGCCGGGCGTAACGCCACCGACGAGCGCGACTTGATTCTTGTTCTTGACGATCTCGCGCCGCGTGCCGTTGAGCGGCAGGCAGAACTGCAGGCCGTCGCAGAGCGAATTCGACCAATCGATCTGCGGCGTTGATCGGGGCTGCGTGTTCCATTGGATCATGCCGAGCTCCGATTAGTATTGGCGCGCCCAGGCCTTCCAATAGAAAGCGTGGTTGGTTGTGGTCGCATCGAGCGCCACGCCCGAGCTCTGCAGCACGAGCAGGCCCAGCTTCGCCGGCACTTGTCCTGCGAACTTCTGCCGCATGCTCCACAGGCCGAACGGGTAGACCTGTCCGGTCGTGGTCGAGCACGGCACCGAGCCCAGGAACGTAAAGCCCGAGTTGAGGATGTCGCGCGAGGTGATCGTAACCGTGCCATCCGAGCCCGTGATCGTGTCGGGATAGAACGGCGTGTCGTTGAAGGCTGCATAAGCCCAAACCTCGATAAAGCCGCCGGTCGGGCTGGTGCCAGCCTTGATCTTGCCGCCGATCTGCAGCTCATCGCACGGCCCTGAGTTGATCAGGTTCGTGGTGTCCAGCACGGTCGACTGCGCGCCGGCGAGCAGCGTCGAG